TGTGTTTGGTTAACTATTAAAGTGTTTATAGACGCAGTACCCAAAACAGTTACGTTTCCGGTCACTAATGAATTTGACGCCGTTAAAGACGTTATATTACCACTACCTGTAAATGATCCAGTAAATGAACCAGTATTATAAGAGGCAGTAAAAGCATTAAATGAAGCTGTAGTAGTAAAGGAACCAGAAACATTATCAAAACTTCCTGATGGTCCTTGCAAACCAGTAGGTCCTATAGGACCTATAGTATTAACTTGTATAACATTAGTAACAGGTTGAGTTACACTAACCTGATTTTGATCACTATCTGTTATGACAACAATGTTGTTAGAAGTAGATAAAGATACATTATTATCTTGAGGTGATATGAATACATTATTAGACATATTTTATGGAGTTGTAGTCACCTCTTTAGATAATTGTACATTACCTTGTAATAATCTTGTTACTACAGAACCTGATTGGATTTCTAAATCATAAACGCCTGTTGAGAATGTTAATAATGAAGAAGTAGCAGCAGATATATATATTTCTATTGCTCCTGACATAGGAGAAGTAATTCCATTTGAACCAGAAAAATTTAATCCAGTACCATCAGCTTGTAATGAACTTGATAAATAAAGATATGAAGTAGTAGAACCTATAGAAGGTCTAATCTGCATTCTGCCTGAATATCCTGTTAAGTCAATAGGTTGGTTATTTGAATCCTTATATTGAAGTTCAACTTGGTATGTAGCTCCTTGTTCAATTACTATATTATACTTACCTGCAGCCATAATTTGTTTATAAATATGGAAACTGCTGAGAAGATTATTAATCTCTGTATGTGGCAAATATTTTTAGTACAGGCTCTACAATCTCATGTCTGTGATTCTTTTCTAAAGTAATTACTTTAACTTTTGGTACTTCTAATTCTAATTTTAAAAAGAAATCAAAACCAGAATCTTTTTTATTTTTTAAATCACATTGAGACATATCACCACAAAAAATCATTTTAGAGTTTCTACCTAAACGACCAATCATTAATTCAGTTTGTTTCATAGAAGCATTTTGGGCTTCATCAATTAAAACAATACAATTAGTAAAAGTATTACCTCTTAAAAATCCAAAAGGTGCTACTAAAACTTGTCCTTCATTAACTAGTTTTTCAGATTTTTCTTTACCTACTAATTCATGCATTATATTATAGATAGGAGCAGTTAAATAAGCTAACTTATCATCAACTCCACCAGGTAAGTGTCCTATGTCTTCTCCTGCTGTCACATAAGGTCGAGCAATAATAATTTTTTCAATCTCCCTCTTAAACAATTGGTCTAGAGCCACTTGTAAAGCTGTAGCAGTTTTACCTGAACCTGCTTTACCTTTTAAAGCTATAATATCATTATTTAAAATGTCTTCTTTAGCTCGTTTTTGTTCCTCGTTTAAGGTTATTCCAAATTTGATTGGAGTTTTAGGTACTCGTTTTTTCCTAAAAACTTCATCATCATAATTATTTGAAGTCATATTTTTTATTTAAAGTTGATTTTTACTAGTTTGTCTAAGCCAGCATTAACATGCATAGCGTCATCAAGGCAAAGTTCAAAATCGAATCTGTCATCCAGAGGAAGAACCAGATCGACTTGGCTTCCCCAACGTATTAAAGAGAATCTCTCATTTTGAGCAAATATATCGTTTTGTGAGTTTGTAAATGGTGCAATTACATTTACATCTTCATCAGCAATCTGAATTAGATAGTAAGTATAATTTAAAGAAGGGGAGTAAATTTTATTCCACATTCTTTCATTGTATTTTAAATACTCCATATTAGCAGGATTAATCTTTTTTCTTAAGATATCTTTTTCTACTGCTAACATAGGTTTATTAGTTGACTGTATCGCGTCTAGTGGTTTATATTGCAACGTACCTCCATAAGGTATACGATTTATATGAACGTCGTAGAATGACATGAATATACCAATGACTAATGAAGGTTTATTATATTCATCATCACCTACGACATCTTGTAATGTGTAATTTAGACCCTTAATTTCAACTACTGGTTCAGAAGGATCCTTAATAAACTTCTGATATAATATAGTTCCATCAGCTGGACTATAGAAATGCTCGTGGTCTATAAAATTAGGTCTAATTGGGTCTCTAAAGAAAAAAGTATTTGATAGATCACCTACAGGAAGTTTTTGAAGTTGTTTAACTTCACCATTCAACCATTCTTCTAATGTTTGTGCCATTATAGTAACGTTTTTAAATGATCTACTCTGTTTAAATGCATAACCATGCAAGACAACATAGCTCCTGACTTCATATACTCTGATAGGTTAAATATAACTGGTTCCATACCAGCATCAGAACATATTTTTTCTAATGTTGCAATTTTATGTTTTTCACCTTCATAATATTCATGAGATTTTTTAAGTTCTGAAATATTAGAAGCACATAAAATCATATTACCGTATTTAACAGAATTGGTTAAACCACATAGAGCATCATCAACATTAATATCAATAATGTCTGTATGTTTAGAAATTTCTTTAATTTCAGATTCGTCAAATAATTCAGTACATACTAAAGTTTGATCTTGATTTAAGGCAAAAATAGAACAATCTAAATGGTAAAGATATTCATCAACCATAGCTACTTTAATAATATCCATGTTGTAATTTTCTTCCATCCATTCATATGTTTTAATGTTAGAACGAATACCGTATCCACCAATATATTTGTTACCGTAAAGATATTTAATATCAGCCTCACCTTCCCATTTGTAAGGAGAAATAGCTGTTTTGTAACCCATTTGTTGAAAGAATTTTTCACCAACTAATTCTTCACCTTTACGAGGATCAGAAGTAAAGTTAGATAACAAAATATGATTTTCGTTTTTAATATGAGGTAATTGTAAACCTAAATTAGCTACATAAACTTGATCTTGAAAATTACCTTCAGATGGTAATAAATAAACTAAAGATCCACCAGCCATAAACTGATATAAATCCATAAATTGTTTATAAGCTTTGGGTTTATTTACTCTTAATTCCTCATCTGTTAATTCTTGCATCCAAATATTATTTGGATCTTCTGTAGATAAGGTAAAAGGAAAATTCATTACATAACTTTGAATAGGTAACTGACTTGGTGTTTCTTTCATAAAAATTATTTATAACTTGTGTTACTAATAAATATAGTAGGAGTACTTAAAACACAAAAAGAGCCTAGATTTCTCTAGGCTCTCTTTATTAGATTATCCTTTCTATACTAGATTAGATGGTGTTTAAACCATTAACATAGATCTTAGCGTAGAATTCAGGACGTAACATCTTCTTAGCGTAACGAGTCAATAGACCTTTTCTTGGAGTGAAGGTATCAGGATCGTACACTAATGGAGTCATAATCATAGGAATGTAAGGAGCAAATACAGCACCTGTTTCTAGGAACTGAGATCCTTTGTAACCTAATAAGATTAAGTTTTCAGTCATGTAAGGGTTTTTGTAAACCTTGTAACGACCGTTAACTGAACCAACTTTTTGTACACCGAAAGCATACTCTAATTGTTCAGCTTCACCGTTTGAAGTAGAAGCAAATCCAGGGATTGATTCTAAAACAGTTGCAACTGTAGGAGAAGTTACTAAGAAGTTAGCACCACCTCTTAAAGTTAATTGGTGAATTTTGTTACTTAACTTTTGGATTTTAGTTCCTAAAGTTTGGAACCATTGTCCTTGAGTATTGTAGTAACCTGAAGATAAAGTTGAAGGAGCAGCAGCACCAGCTGTGATTACAGTGTTGTTAATAGCTGACCAATATTCAGTACCAGCAGCAGCATCTTCGATCAACATATCTAAGATTTCTAAATCAATTTCCATTGAAATATACTCACTCATAATGTTAGTTAATTCAGCTTCTGCATCGATGTTTTGGTAAGCAGCTAAATCTTGAGCGAACTCAGGAGTCCATACAGCTTTCAATTTCTTGGTTTTAGCAGTGATGGCTTGAGATTGCATCTTAACGTTGATTTCAGGGATTACGATAGTTGAGCTACCACCTAAAGAGTTAGGAATAGAGTAAGAACCTGAATCTTCGAAATCACCTCTGTATTGATCAGTAGTCAATTTGTTGTAGAAAGTTGATACTACAGAGTTAGTACCGATACCTACGAAGTTAGCAGCACCTGTGTAGAAGAAGCTAATTGAGTTACCAGTGTAGTTGTAAGTAGTGAATTGAGGTAATAAGCTCGCACTAGTGAAGATAGCACCAGATACAGGAATGAAACCTCTTACAGCATCAGGATCAAAGCTAGTTAAAGCAGTTGAAGCAGTAGGGATAGTGATTTTGTAGATCTGACCAGCAGCAAATGAAGCTGAGAAAGCAGAATCAAAGTTCACTTCAGCCCATGAAGCTGAAACTACAGAACCAGTACCAGCAGCATAAGCAGAAGGACCAGCTTGAGTAGCTGAAGAAGATAATGCAGTTGAAGCTGAGAATTGGTTAGTAGAATAAGTGTATTTGTTAGAAGGGTTATATAAACCACCGTTTACACCAGTTGTAGAGAATGGGAACTGACCAGAAGCGTTTCTATCACCATATAATGATTGACCAGCAGTGAATGGGTTCTTTGTGTTACCATATTGGAAATCTAAGAAGAACACTAGACCTGAAGGCATATTCATAGGCTGAACAGAAACGAATTCTTTAGCTACGATAGTTCCGAATACCTTACGAACTAATGGTAAAGCGATACCAGCCCAGTTTTCACCTTGGGTACCGTTAGTGAAGTAAGAGTTAGTGCTGATAGTGTTGGTTTCAGTTACTAACTGTTTTGCTTGGTTCTCTAACAAGATTGACATATTGTTTTTATCAATCTCGCCTAAACCTTCTAAAAGGCCAGTTTTAGCCCATTTACCGGCTAATCTAGCTGCGTCGCTTTGTAGGCTCTTCCAAGAACCAGCAGCGCTTTCTAAAAGTTGTTGTACTTGTGACATTGTTTTGTTTTATTTTTTGTTTTTGTTTTTGTTAAATTATTTAATACCGGCTAATTTCTGCCATCTTGCAACCTGGTTATTGGTTTCGATAATAGGTTTGTTTTCAACCATTCCAGCTGGTTTAGAAGCACCACCTCTAAGTAATGACTCATTCATAGGTTTTTTAGCAGTTGATGCAAAATTACCAGATAATGTTTCATAAACTAGTTTAGCTTCTTTAACGCTAGCTGCTTTATCAAAAGCTTCTAACACTTTTACTTTTTGTGATTCAGTTAAGTTTTTAGCTTTGAAAATTTTGTTAGTGTAAAGCAATTTAGCATTTAAAAGATTAACTTCGTTTAATTCAGCTTTAACTGTTTTTAAAGCAGCATAAGCTTCATCAAGTTCTTTCTTCATAGCTTCCATTTCCATTTCTTTAGATTCATCCATTTTGTCTTCTTCTTCAGAAATTTCCATTTCTACTTCTTCACCTTCTTCTTTTTCTTCACCTTCTTCACCTTCTTCACCTGCTTCCATGTTACCTTCTAGTTCCCCAGAAGCTACCATATCAGCGATTACTGATTCAATGAAAGATTTAAGATCGTCTTCGCTCATGTTTTCGATGTCGATTTCTTCTTCTTCACCTTCTTCACCTTCTTTACTTTCTTCTTCTTCACCTTCAGCTTCATCTAATGCTTTCATAGGAGTTTCACCTTCTTCTTCAGCACTAAAACCTTCAGTTCCATCAGTAGAAAATTTACCGAATCCGTCTTCTTCTAATTCATCTAATTCTCTTAGAAGTTCATCTAAATCTACTTCGTCAATTTCAGTTTCACCTCCATCATCAGTTCCGTTTTTAGCAATTTTAGAATGATCATCAGAATAATCATTTACATTTCTAACTTTACCATAATCGTCTAATGATTTAGTTTTACCTTCTTCAACATCAGCTTCATCAAGATCTTCTTCCATTTCAGCTTCTTTTAAATCAACTTCTTCATCCATCTCATCCATTTCAGAAAGCTTTGCAGCTAACTTTTCTTTCAAGAATGGAGTGAAAGCTTCTTCAAGAGCAGCCTTTGCATTGGCGATGGCAGTTTCCTTAACTGCTTTAGCATCGGCAATGGCTTCTTTCAATAAGTCTCTGTTTGCCATTTGTTTGTTTTTTGTCCTCAAATAATTTTTTTGGAAGTACGCTTATTATAGATTGCTCGAAGCGTAATAGATATTTTAAATCTAAATGCTATATAGAAATAGCATATTTGTCGGGTATACGTATATCAAAATATTTCAAAAACGCAAAAAGAAACCCTCCTTTTTTAGAGGAGGGTCGGTCAAGGGATACTATCCCAAGAGAGGTTAAAATATTGGGCAAGAACCTTGCGCGCAAAGGATTTCTGTAATAATAGAGTTTACTTTAGAATAATCAACTGTTGATTTTTCTAAGCCTTCTCTAACTAAATTCATATATGATCCTGGATTAGAAGGAGTAGATACAAAGTCCCAGCATAGTAATTCGAAATCGTCTTGTACTTCTAATGTTTCACCAATTTGTTTAAGTGAACCCATACCACGAGATGATACACCTACTTTAACATTATTATCAATAAGTGCTTTTAAAATATTACCAGATACAGTAGGTAAAATCTCAATTTTACCCATTACTTTATCTCCATCCCACCAAATTTCTCTAATAATATGAGATACATTTTTAAGAGATATAATAGATGATTCAGGGTGATCTAATTCACCTGTTGCTCTATTTTCTAATACAATTTGGCTGTATTTGTCAATTTCTCTTTCCCATAACTCTTTAGGATAATATCTACCATTACCATTTTTTACCTCAGCTGTAGCTAAAATACCTTCAACTAAAGGATTACCAGAAGGTGCTTTTAAACCCTCAGTTAATTGTACAGGAGATACCTGAAATGGTATAGTTTCAATTAATACTTGTTTCATTATTTTTTCTTAGCTAAATCACCGTAACCGCTTGATTTGAATTTACCTTTAGGGTCTTTAGGTTGGTCTTGTTGTTCATAGCCAATTCCTTTAACTCCAAAAGCAGCATTTTTAGCATAGTAGTTAACATCTTTAGCCATGTTTTTTAACACAATCTGTTTTAATTCATCAACAGATTTATCTTTATTTTTAGGATCACCTAATTCAGCTTCATATCCTACTAAAAATGATTGACCATAAAAGTTATCAATATTTTTTTGATCTTTATAGTTGAAGTTTTTAGTTTCAAGATCAACTAATTCTTTTTCCATTTCTTTATTGTCAATTTTTACATTGGCTTCAAAGATTTTGAACCAGTCTTTCTTTTCTGTAGGTTTGCTTTCTTCAGATAAAATGCTTTTATTTTTTAAAATAGTAACAGCAGTATTATAATCAGTTAAAGGAGCAATAAATTCAGGAAATACTCTACGAGCACTTTTTAAAAAGTCATCTTTATTTCCTTTACCTTCTTTAATAAGGATGTATTGTTGTTGTAATGTTTTTTCCATTTGTTATAAATATTAATAGTAAAATAATACTGATCCTGTAGTTATAGAAGCACTAGTTACAAAAATAGGAACTGTGTCTCCTGAGTTAATAACTAAAGGAGAAGCAGCAGTTGCTAATATATTATTAGCAGCATCTTTTAATCCTGTAATAACAGCTGATCCTGATACTACTGTGAATCCTGCGAAACTTCCTGTTACTGAAGTTGATGATACTATTCCGGTTGCGTTTACTGGTATACTTGCCATTTTATTCTGGTTGTTTAAATAGTTCTATAATGTCTTGTAAATATTCTTGTGCTAAATCAGTACCATAAATAACAGCAAAACTTGGATTTTGACTGTATTTTTTAATAGTATCTTTTTTAGCTTGTTGAAGCATAGGTATTAATTGGTTTAATTGTCTTTCTAAAGTATCAAAAGATTCAACTCTTTTAGAAATCCAATCAGCCATTGCTGGATTAGTAATGTTTTGATCTTTAACTAATTGGTTAACATCAAAATCAGCTTCCCATAATGATTTTACTTCAATACCTTTAGCAGCTTTGTTTAATGCTTTTTGATTAACTAGTTTGTACTTATAATCAGTAACATATTTATTTTTTTCTACACCTTCAGGACCTGCTTTTGGACCAGGACCAGGAGTAATACCTTTATCTTCTTTCACTTTCTTTTTAAAAGCATACTTAGTAGCATAGTTTTCACCTTCAGTACCTGAAGTAAATCCTGCTTGTCCTGCTCCACCACCTACTGTGCTTTCTTCTGATAAAGATTTTATTTTATTATAATGTTCTGGATAATTTTTTCTTAGATGAGTACGATAATTATTTACAGCGTCTCTAACTTGAGCAGCAACTTGTCTAATTTTTATATCATCTTTAGCTCCTGGTGCGGTAATTAATTGATCTAATAAGTTTTTAGCTTTATGTAAAGTTTCAAAAGAAGATTCATAATCAGCGATTTTTTCTACACTCCATTCAATAGCACCAGACTCAGGATCAACAGACTTAACAGTATATTTTGTCCCTTTGTCTATTTCAACATCACCAACTTTAATCTCATTTATTTTATACTTAAAATTACCCATGTATTTTAATTAACTCGTCTAATAATTCGTAGTATTGTAATAAATTAACTAAATCATCATTACCTATTTTAGATATTTTATCTAAAGGATTAATAATATTTTTTATTTCTTGTAATTTAATTTTTGTCGCTTTGTTTGTAACTTTAGCAGTTAATTCTGTTAAGCTTATTTTAATTTCTTCTACTTTAGTATTGTAAAATTCTCTTAATCTAGGAGTAGAGTCAACTGAGTTAATAAATTCTTTTAAAACTGTTTTTTGATTGTTATTTAAATCAGCGTATTTACCATTGAATTTTTCTAACATCACTTTATATGTTAAAATTCTAAGGTCTTTATCATAAGATTTAAATTCTTCTAAAATACTATCTTCAACTTTTTGTTTTTCAACAGGTTTAGAAGATAAATGTTCTAACAATGATAATTTATTAGAAATAATTTGGTCAGGAGTAGATAAATTTTCGCTATTATATATTTCTATTAATGTATATAATGAAGCGTAAGCTTTATAATTAGGTAATTTAGTTTTAAAAAATTCATCTAAATTATAATACTTCTGAATTTCATTAATTAGATTATATTTTTGTCTTTTTAGAGCACCCCTGTTTAAATCTTTAGAAGATTCAATTAAAGTATTGATTACGGATTCAGCTTTACCTTCAGTAATATGTTTATATTTAGACAAAGCTTCATATAATTTATATTCTCTACCTAATTCTGTTTTAACAAAATATTTTTTTAATATACCTGTAGCTTTAGAATCTTTACCTGATAAGGTATCAGCGGTAATTTGTCTTACTAAAAGTTCAAATAAAAGTCCCGTATTCTTATATTTAGAATGTTTAATATTCATTCTTATAGTTTTGTTATAAATATATAAAGATTCTTACTCCTTCAGGTTAGATTCATCTAATAATGATGGTTTATCTGTATCTTTTTTAAATACAAGATCTTTTTTTAATGACTCTAATAATGTTCTATTTTTAGAAACTATTTCTAATGCTAAAGGAGAAACATCTTTTTTAGGTCGACCATATCCTTCTTGATCATCTACTTTCATATCTTGTCTACCTAATCTATCTCTACCAAATGGGTTATCTTGAGTATTAATGTTAGATACTTTTTCTTTAGGTCTTCCTAATGGTGCTTTTTCATCATATCCATCAGGTAACTCAGTAGCTGAGTATCTACCTCTACCATATAATGAAGCTAAATCATGTGGTGTACCATAAGATTTACCTGTTTCTAATGGATCGTTTCCTTCTTCACCTATTTGATTATATCTGAATGAACGTTTTTGGTCTTGAGCAATTAAATCTCTCATTTCCTCGTATTGGTCTTGGCTGAAGTGGAATATATTTTCATAAATCCAGTCTGAAGAAATTAATTTAGTTTCCATCATTTGGGCTGCTAAATCCATTTTTTCTTTCATTAAGGCAACACGTTCCTGATCATAGATAATAGAAGGAGTAGTTAATGATAATTCAAAATTAGTTAAATTATCTGCAGTATAACCTTGAGTATATAAATGTACTAACGCAATTTTATATAATTCAGATAAAATAATACGTTGAATACGATCAATTGTACGAGCAAATCTAATATCTTCTGCTGCTAAAGTAGCTTTACCTTGTAAGTTTTCATCATAACCCATAAAAGCTTTAGGTACTTTTAAGGCAGCAAATAATTTATCTCTTAAATAAGTAACATCATCAATACCTGTATAAGCTAAACCAGGAGCAGTATCAATTCTAGTTGATTGATCATTACCTCTAATTGGAATATAAAAGTCTTCCAATAAGTTTTGCATGTTATACTTTAAATTATATTCACCTGTTTGTTTATCTTGTAATGGAGTACGTTTCATTGTAGAAATAGTTTTCTGCATAAAATTTTCTACTTCATTAGGAGGAATAGAACCAACATTAATATAAAATATACGTCTATCAGGTGAACGAGAAATTCTATGAATTAACATAGCATCTTCCATTAAAGCGTATTGTTTATAAATTCTACGAGCAGGTTCAATATAACTTCTACCATAAGGTAAATAGTTAACATCCGTCATTAAACGGAAATGAGCCATCTCATAATTATCAAAATAAGTGTAATTTACATCTTTAGCTGTTGAAAGATTAGGTGTTGGATAGTATCCTGAACTACCTCCATAAACTCCTTCTGGGGAGTATTTAAATCTTACTGCGTTTGGATGTTCTTTATCATAGTTTTCTTGTCTTTCAATATGGTAAGCAGTAAATGGAATTACATTATACACACCGTATTTTTCAGCAATTTCTAATTTAAGGAAAAAGTCACCATACTTACACATTTGACGAATCCAAGACCATAAATTAAATTCAATGTTTAATACATCATAAAATAAATTATAAAGTACTTGTTGAATATCTTCGTCATTAGATCTAATTTGAAGTACTTCTCCCATTTCATTTCTTAGAGTAGCTTCTTCTGAAATAATATCTAAAGCGGAAGCAATGATGGCATCATTATCCATGATGTCATAATCTGAGTAAATGAATGTTCTTAAATATTGATAGTTAATGTTAACTTGTTGACCATACAACGATGAAGCTGCTGGAGAATAAATTCTATTGAATCTATCCATTAATGAATTTGTAGCTACATCACCTGATCTCTGTATGCTATCTACGTCTAAAACCTTTAATTCTCCTCCACCTTGGTTTCTGATGATAACATCAGTAGAGAATAATCGTTGTAAACGTGAAAATAAACTAGTATCTGCCATAAGAATATATTATAAATATTATAAAAGCCACTTAATGTCCTCCATTCCATTACTTGTCTGAATGGAATAAGGATTAGGAACATTATTTGAATTGTAAGCGCCTATGAAGCCTGAAGTACCTTTAGAAAAATGATTTAAAGTTGCTCTAGTTAAATCATGAGCTTGTTGTTGGAATTTTAAAGATGTATCTCTTAAATACATTCCAATACCAAACGGCATTACTAAATCATCATTATAACCAGTTTGTGCTTCTGGTCTACCATTTTTCCAAACAAATACTTTCATTTCTTCTAACAATCTTTTTGAGCGAATAGTTACTGATCTGTCTCCAACATATTCTCTAAATTTATTTACCACTAAAGGTCTAGTTCTTAAAGACATAGTAAATCCAGGTGTAACATTATCACTATTTTCGTACTTATTAAAATACGAATCAACTGTTAAATTATCACTCTTAGGTGAATAATAGGTGTTTCTATATCCTCTTTCTAATACAGATTCAATAGCTGCCCAACCTATAGAAGCGTTTTCTATTACTAGAAGCGCTTGGTTATATTCAGTAGCAATAGCAACTAAAAAGTATCCAAACTCTTTAGGTGACATTTGCCCTTTATATTCAGCAACTTGTGTATTAGTTGCTATATCAAGTACATGAAAAGTCGAGAAGTCTTTACCATCACCTCTAGCTACGTCTGCTACTACTATATAATCTCTTGTATAGTCTGCAGGTTCCCATATCCATAAATTTTGGTCAGCTCCTCTTCTTTCTAATGGTTCCTGGATTGTAGTTTGTTGGATAAAGTCTATCCATTCATTATAAAATACTACATCACCAGAAGTGCTAAAATCACAGTCACATTCCTGTGCTGCTAATCTTGGATCACCTAGTAATTCATCTTGGCGTTTTCTCCAATCATCATTTCTTTCAGGATGTACATACCAAGGTAATTTAATAGGTAAAAAATCATTTTCACCAGCTTCTGCTCTTACCCACGTTTGATGGAACCAGTTACCTGTACCATAAGGAGTAGATAATACAATCGCTCCACCACCCGTTGCTAAGGTTTGTTGAGCTGAAGCCCAAATCTCACCAATTTGTTCAATAAACGCGGCCTCATCTATAATCAGCAAAGATACTGCTTCTGATCGACCTGCATCTGAACTCGCTGAAGTGGCTTTAATTTGTGATCCATTACTTAATCGTAATGATAATTTGTTATTTTCTTCTGCTTGTATTTTTAACCATGAGGGTAAATTATCAAACATAAACTTAACCTTTGTAACCATGTTACGAGCGGTTTCTTGTTTAGTCGCAATACAAAGTACGTTTTTATCTTTATGAAATAACATTAACCATAAAGAATAACCAGCAGCTAAAGTTGAGATACCTAACTGTCTAGATTTTAGTACTACAGAATAAGGATGATCTTTCCAAAGATTTAATACTTTATCTTGGAAAGGATATAAATTGAATATTACTCTACCTCTTTGAGGATGTTGAATATTACAATATTTTTTCATGAAGTGGGCAGGATCACTCAAACATTTGATGTATTCCTGCCTAATTACTTCTTTTAAATTTACGTTTTCACTCATATTATTTGGAGATTTGCCAATACACTCCTGCCTTAATCATAGGTTCGAGTTTAGTATTGAATCCAGCTCCAACTTTGTAGATGATTTTACCGTTTCTTTCATATAAACCATCCAAGGATATATAACTTGTTTTTCCTATACCTACAGAAGGACCTGCAAAAAAGGCATTTTTTCTAACTATTTCTTTAGTTATTACTGTATTGATTATTTTATGTCTAATAATAGATTTTAATTCATTACTAATAGAATCTAAAGGACCATTTGAATATATTTTTGTATAAACTGTTACTTTTACTGAATCTGAATCAAATATAAAAGTATCATTTGTTAAGTATTTTTTAATAGGGATTATAACTATTTTTCCAGTAGAATCAATAACAGTATCATGAACATAATAAGGAACAGGAACTGGTTTGATTTTGGTTTTACCTTTTATTTTAATAGTATCATGAATGTAAGAAGTATCAGATACAGTATCTATACTAGAAGTTATAGTACCATGATTATTACATTTAGTCATCCAAATGATGACTGTTATTAAAACAACGATTATGGCCCAAAGGCTTGATTTATTCATAATTATCCTACTAATCCACCAGTATCAATTTTAACGTCTCTTTCTTTAAACGCTTTAACTAATTCTGGTTTCTTGATAAATTGTTTTAGAGCAGCCATTTTCTTATCTCTAGCTTCTCCTTTTTCCATATCTTTAATTTTTTTAACTAAAGTTTTTAATCTTTCTTTAAAATCATTAAATTGGTCATTGTCTACTTTAAATTTAGAAGGAGCGCCTTTTACTTTTTCTTTAGCTAACTCTGCTTTAGAAGGTTCTTTATCGTCTGATTTTTTATCTTCTTTATCTTCTTTATTCCAAGTATCTTCTTTTTCTTCTTCGTTTAAAAGTTCGTATATTTGATTTTTAATTTCTGCGGTTAAATCAGATTTTTTCATGATTATAAATATTACCCAAAAATTGTTTCTTTAATTTTTGCAATACGTTCTTCAGTTGTACCTGATATTGTAACTAGATTTTTGATTTTATGTTTATTTCTGTAAAGTAATAATTGAATTATACCTGAAATGTTTTCTCTATATTGTAGATCAGTTTCACGAACTCCATTATCTTCCATTGCAACACCTTCAGATAATACATGAAAAATATAATCATATTCACCTACTAATTTACCAGCAGCATCACAAAATGCTTCAGCATCATAGTAGTCAATTGAATTAGCTGCTTTAGAAAACGCCATAACATCAATTACAGTACGATCTGTAATAATGTTTTCTTGTAACAATTCAGTACAACGTTCAGCCAAAAATATAAATTGACCTTTTAATGTTGAATCAGTATTCAATGGAATACCTAAGTCACGTAAATATTTTGAACGTTCAGTTGCAAAATTATAATCTTTAAATTCAGGTAATTCTTTTAAAGCATTTACCAATGTAGTTTTACCTACACTCATTGTTCCACACAATCCTATTTTCATATTAGTTTCTATTTTGACCTGCTTGACCCATTGCTGTTTTATACCAAGGTAAACCTTCACGATTACGTCTTGCTTCTTTCCAACCATCATATGAATACTTAATACCATGAATATGATATTCTTTCTTTCCATCAGAAGCAATCAATGCTGGTCCTTCCCAATTATGCAATTTACCTTCCCAAACGTAAGCTACAGTACCGTCTGCTTTAGTTAATTTTTTACTTGGTTCGTATTTATTTTTATCGCTCATACTATTAATATAACATATTTTTTATAAAAAACCAAACTTATTTCCAATGAATAATATCTCCATGTAAATTATCCCAAGGGCATTCTTGTTTAATCAATTTTTCTACTGATAAGATACCTTGTGCTCCTGATACTGTGATTCCACGAGCAGATAATGCATCGCCTACAAAATGTACATCTGGGTATTCAATGAGTGCTAAGTCACTATAATAAACTAATGGTTCAGGTGACAAATATTTTACTTCAGGAATATAAATACCCCAATCATTACGTAAGGTTGGAAATACTGTTTTCATATCAGTGATAAAATCAATAATATAATCAAAATAATTACCCATAATATCACTAACTCCTTTTAATGTATCAATTTGATATACTTCCATTTCAGTACCTTCAGATGTTTTAGATGGTTTACGAGTAGGAGAATAATATAAACCTTTACCAGCAAACTGTAATTTGCTAACAACTTCTCTTGACCATTCAAATGGTTTTTCAATACCATTAATTTCCATCAAGATACCAAAATTAGTCATATTATTCCTATATTTAGAATCTTTTTTAGCATGACCATTATAAGACAAATTACCGTATGTTTTTTCTACAGCAACATAAGCGGCATTATTATTAGTACAAAATGAACGTAATGAAACACCTTTATCTTCAAACTTACGATATAATTTAAAATCGTAACTAATGTCAATAAGATTTTGGAAGTGTTTTTGTGGTGCTTCAAATCGAACTCCAATTTGTACTGATTTTGGTTCTGTTTCTAATTGGTATTCATCTTGAATAGATTGTGCAAAGTCAATACCTGATTTGCCTACACCAAAAATCAATTCATCATATTCAATAGCATACTGTCCTTCTTTACCTTTAGTAGTACAATATACTAAATGAGATTCAAAATCTACCTTAAATACTCGTTCATTCCAAATAAATTGTATATCTTTAGATACTAAATAATCATACCAATTTTTTCCAATTTCATGAAGATAATCTGTACCAACATGCCATACTGGAAATAAACGTAATCCAAAATATGGTTTAATAAAATCAGGTTCTTCAACTGGATTAGAACATTGTACTTCTTCTGGTTTAGGATGAAAACGTTTAAAGTTATTAATAACTTCATCCATTAATTTCATGGCTTTTTCCTCACCAACATACTTAGATAATTGACCTCCAATAGCTGTATGATAAGTTAATTTACCATCTGACCAACCACCAGCTCCCAAAAATCCTGTCATTACTTCTTCTGGTTTCCTATTATAAGGATTATTACCCATATCAATAATGGTAATGTCCTTTCCAGGGAAACCATTGTCAACTAATTTAGTGGCAGCATTTACACCTGCTACACCTGCTCCTACAATTACAATTTTTTTAGACATATTTAACGTTTTAATATAATGTGTTTTATCTGTTTTTCCAAACTAAAAGTGGCACCTTTTTAGGGGTGCCACAGCTACCATATTTTTATCTCTTTCGAGCGACTGGCTATGAATCAGTCTATAATATTTTTATACTTTAGCTGTTATAGATTTAATACCTTGTACTATTTCACTTCCTTTTAAACTAGCTAAACTACCTTTAGCAACACCATAAACAGCAGCACTAACTCCTTTTCCTGCTAAAGCACCACCAATAGCTTCAGCTGAAGCTAAACCAGCAGATACAGCAGCTGCACCTAAAATACTATAAAGTAACACTTTAGCAGCAGTTTCTAATTCTTGTTCTGTTTTAATATTAGCTTTTTTAGCCATACCTGTTACTTTAATAATTTTCTTTAAAAGACTTAAATATTTTTCTTCTAAATGATGACCGGCATGAATAAAAGCATCACCTGCTTCAACTTTACCTTTTTCTTTAGAAAATTTAGCAGTTACTTTTTTAACAATACCTCCTATGATTTCTAATAATTTAGGAGCTGATAGTAAAATAGAGATTAATAGTGAAACTATTGCTTCATTTAATTCTGTATCTGCTTCAGCTACTTGTTCTTTAATTTCTCCAGTTTGTCCTTGTAAAGAAGTTAAACCACTAGCGAAAGCAGAGGCTATTTCATTATCTAAAGCATCTAATTCAGCTTCATTTGATGAAGGTGATTCGGCTTCAAACAATTTTTGAGAAGCTAAATATGCTTTTAAGTCAAAATTATTCATGATTTATTTATTTTTAATTTTAATGTCCCTGTTCCTTTAATAACACGATGCCATTCATGTCTTGGTATAAATATTGGATGATTCATAGAAGTTGGAAGTTGATTTTCAAGTTGAACTTTCCAATCTGTTTCTCCTATTATTTCAATTGTTCTATTTTCATCATCACGATGCCATAAAAGTTCTATAGGATCTATATTTTCAGAGAATTCTCTAATAATATATTCATCAGTAACTTCTATATCTATATAAGGTCTCATTTACCTTTAGGCATAAACCAATTTGAACACCATTTTGTAGGATCTTTAATTGGGTTACCTTCATTATCTATTAACTCATCTGTACCCATATATTCTTTATAATTAGGATTTGAACACATATGTTTTCCATCTTCAATATAATGATATTTACATACAGCACAACTGAATCCTACAGGAGAGTACATATATGGAGGGTATTCACCTTGAGGTGATTCGTTTAATAATTCAGCTAATTTTATCATTTTGTTTTGCCCCATGTTTTGCCTTTACCTTTTGCTTTACATCCTGCGGGAGTAGGTCTACAAGCAGGGTATTTAGAACGTTTTTCACCTTCTTTTCTACCACAAGCTTTATATCCTCCTTTACCATCAGGAGCATTACAATCTACCCAACCACCTTCTTTACCTTTAGGGCCTGAACGTTGAAACCATTTATGAAGAGATTCATCTTCATTTAATTCTTCTTCTTTAATATCTTTCCAAATTTTACCAGCGCGACATCTAACAATAGCACCAGATTTATAAGCTGATGGTTTGTCAAATTTACGATCAGCAATTCGGTGACAACGATCTTTTTTCTTTTTTTCTTCTTCAAGAATAAGTTGAAGTATTTCTGTTAGTTTCATATTACCAAAATCCTGAAAATGATGATTTTAAACCTAATAATTTAGCGTATCTTGGTAAACGACAAGACCAATATGATGCTTTTGTTTTATCATTTTTCTGCGGGCAATTATGTCTTTTAGAAAATGCTTGTCTTGCTTTAGGATTATTAATCTTAGCAGACATACCTTGAGCACCAAATGATACTTTTTTAATACGTTTAGTTTTAGGATCTTTTACATATACATAAAACTTTTTAGACCCACCACGATGAGGTTTATTTAATGGAGGGTTTTTCTTTTTAGCTTTAGCAGCTTCATCTAATTCCTCTTCAACTTCTTCCATTATAAAATCTAATGGAACTTTTTGACCTTCATAGATACCGAAATGACCTAAGTCAGTTTCAGTTAAAATATCTAAATCATCACCTGAAAAATCTAATATTTCACGTAAATATAAATCTCTAGCTTCTGCCCATAAATTAAAATAAGCAGCAGAACCAGCACGATACACATGCTCAGTAAGCGGTTTTTTATTGTCTATATGATATTTTAATCCTTCAGACAATATAGCTCGCGGAGCTATACTTTCATTTAATATAGGCGCTTTAGTAGGTTTTGTTGCTGTGCAACAACCTTTTTTTTCTAATGCTTCTTCTATTAATTTTCTTAAATTCATAATTATAAATATTAAGACATAATGTCATTATAAGATAACTCAATTTTATTACCTGTTGCTTCCTCGTCTTTATAAACTTTATTTTTAGGTTGTACTGTAGCTCTTAAACCACCAGTAGCTGTTCTTGTTGAATCATGTCTAATATTCAACACTGGTTCTAAATTGAATTGTTCTACATCAGACATATCTTCTATAATTTTAGAAACCTCAATATATAAAGTATCACCTTCTAATTTAAAATCACTAGAAGAAAAACTTCTATATACAACAACAACATTATCTGAACCAAAAATAATTGATTCTTCTTCCTTAGAAGGAAGATCAGTTACTAAAACCCCAGATATTTTTTGTTTTGTTTTTTTATTATACATTATATTAATACCTTCTTTAGTATTACCTAATTTATCTTTAAAAGGGACAAATACTAATTCAGGAGAAAAATCACCTTTAGCAATTTTTTTAGATAATGTATTTACTACATCTTTATATCTTGTATCTGAACTTTCCCAGAAACCAGCATTATCTTTTTTAATTGAAATAGGATAATCTTTATCTGCTTTAATTATAATATCGGCTTTTTTACCTCCAGCAACATCATATCCTACTGTTTTAGCTGATTTGATATTATTAATAGTTAAATCTTTATTTGGAGCATCGAATACTATATTTTTAGCACCTTCTTCAATATATTTGTTTATTTCATTAACTATAATATCTTCATTCTCAGTACCAGCTGATGCTCTACCCTGAGCTCCAGATGGTTTTAATAAAAATACTGCTTTTTTATATTTTAATCCACCAATAGAAGAACCTGATAGATTAGGATCATAAGTGAATCCAGGGATTTTAGAAATTTTTTCTACATAATTATATCTTTCAGCTCTAGGAACTAAAAGTTTATATCTTACTGAGGATTGCTTTGTAAAATCTGAATCTGATAGATTTAATTCTTTTTTAAGAATATTAATTGCTTCTTCAGCATCACCTTCTTTAATTAAAGAAAAATTTTCTTTTAAAAGTGAACCTAATAAAGATTCAAGTAAAAGAACATCCTGTTTATTATTCATGTCCGGATATCCTTTTGGGAATTTATAACTGTATTTTTTAAAAAATAAATCTAATATATCCATAATTAAGCTGCTGGTTCTTCAGCTGGTGTTTCTTCTTCAGGTGTTACTTCTTCTTGCCCTGCTTCTTCGGTGTCGGCTTCGGCGCCGCCTTCTGCTGTTGTGGTTTCTGCTTTTTGGCCATAGGATAAAATTCTTGCTAATGTTTGAACTGCTTGCTCTTCTTCACCTAAAGAGGCAAGATAATATTTTTTACCTTCAATTGTAGCAACCCAACTTCTTGGTGTATAATGTAAGAAAAATGATTCTCCATTAGCCAATACTATTCTAAATGTTGTAGGTCTAGGTGCAACCCACTGTATATCTTCAATAAATAATTCGTACTGTTCAGTAAATAAATCAACGATAATTTTTTTCAAATCAGGAAATTTTCCTAAAACAGGAAATGTTTCCGCTATATCTAAATCAACTTCAGATGGAGCATCTAAATTAACAGGCGTATCTTTTGAATACACCTGTTTAACTAGAGCTTTAATTTTATCTTTGAATTCGTTTTTGGTCATTATTTTTTCTGTTTAGCAGTTGGGCCTTTTCCACCACCTTTTGCTTTATAAGCTGCTACTGCTCCCGCAATAGCACCTGCTGCTTTAGCTGATTTACCTTGACCCTGGATTTTTTTCTTTAAAGTTTCATATGATTCGTTAGTTTCATCTTTAGCTTTCATTTTTTTATCCCAAAATCCTTTAGGTAAACCTTCTTCCATATATGGTTTAGCAATTTTTTCAGCTGCTTCTTCATCACCTTTGTTTAAAGCTTTTCTAGCTTTCATAAGATTATCTTTATCTGAATCATATGAAGCGTCTTTAAGTTTTAAACCTTTAAGTGCTTTAGTAATTTTAGCAGCTAATTCATCTGTTTTAGTTATTTCACCTTCCATCATTGGAGCTTCAGGTTCACCCATATGAGGTTCTTCACCTGTTAAAGCATCTACAGCTGCATCAATTTTAGGTTCGTTCATTTCAAACTCTAAATAATGCTTAGCACTATCCATATTTTCTTTAGATGAAGTAATTTTAGCTTGCCACCAAGCAGGAAAATCAAATTCACCACCTGTTTCTTCTAGTTCTTCTAGAATAGCATATAATTCCATAGCGTATTTACCAATATGGTATAAATCGCCTTTAATCATATGTGGCTCATTATCTTGATGACCTAAATCAATATCTTCATCTATATCTTCTTGAATTGAAGGTAAAGTCATCATAAATTTTCCAATTTGTTTAATTTTATCATTCATGAGTCCCATTTTTTTCAAACCATAAGCTATTTTACTAGCCATATTGTCTGCAAAATATGCTTCACCGAAATCAACAGTTAGAATTCTTCCACCTGCTTCTTCATCTAATTCAATACCTCTACCTTTTAAGATATCAGCTTTAGTTACTTTACCATCACCAGTCAAATCTGGGAATTCAGATTTTTCATCTAAACCCATTTGTTTTCTTTTATACATTGGAACAAAAGGTTCTGGTGGGGTTATAAAACTAGAAAATGAAGTATTTTTAAATACATTATATTTGTTGAATATTTTAGCGGCATCACCACCATACCCCATATCAGATAATTGTCTAGCAATTTTTTTCAATTCAGATTCTTCAGCTGAACCTTTACTATAAGCTCTGTTATCATCTGACATCATGTAATACCAGTCATGATTTTTTAATTTGAATTCAAAATCAGAAAGTAAATCTGATTGTGGGTCTTCTTTCATTAAAGAAGATTTAACTAATTCTTTTAATTTTTCTTTATTCATTGATTCAGCTTGTTTTTTAGCTATATTAGTAGCTCTACCATACATAACAGCCTCAGCGTCTTTACCATAACGTTTAACTAAAGCATTTTTTTGCTTTTTAAGATTTTTTAAAACCTCTTCACGTTTTTCTAATTCATTTTTGGTAAGTTCGCGTTCGTTAAGCATAGTTATTATTTTTTATCTTCGTCGATAGAAGCTTTACGATAGTCAGAAACTAATTTTTTAATTTCTCCTAAAGTTTTTCTAGCGTTACCGTGAGCTTTTTTAGTAGTTTTAGCGTGTTCGGTTTTGAATTCTTCAAACAAAGATTCAATTTTTTCAAAAATTTCTTGTGTGTTCATATACTTTTATTTTAAAATTTTCTTTAACATTGGGAACATAGATTCATTGATGTTCTCAGATACAGCTCCTGTTGGTTTTTTAACAACATGGTTTCTAGTAAAGAAAGTAATTGTATTACCAATCTGATCTGATAGTTTAGAATCATTTAATTTTTGGGCTGCTGCTTGAGCTTGTGTTAAAGCATCTTGTACATCTTTTACATTAGGATCAACTTCATCTGTAGTAACATCTGTAGTTATTTCAGTATCTGTTACTTCTTCAGCACCAGCGTCAGCGGCGGCTTCAGCATCAGCAGTATCTTCATCTGCTTCGCTTAAGTTTTTAAGTTTTTGATTTACCCAGTCTGTAAATTCTTGACCGGTTTGGAATGTTTTGATTTGATCTAAAGAGTTTTTAGCTTCTTCATTTCCAAATCTTTCTTTAGTATAACTGTAAGCTCTTCTTTGAAGAGGAGTCAAATCATCAGCGGATGATGATTTAGCAAATTTTCTTTTTACTTGTCTAAATATATTATCTACATCGTAATCTTGTAACTCTCTTCCATAAGCATAATAGTCATAAACATCTTGTGGGGTGTTTAATTGTTTGATATCATCTAAGAAATCTTGAGCTCTATCTTCACCGCTGATTTCAATTTCATATTGATAAACATAGTCTTGAAGAGGAGTTAAACCTTCTTCTTCATCTAACATTTCTTCAATTTCTTTTAAGAAATCATATTGAGAATCCTCAACAGCAGGGCCGTCCATTTCTGCTACAATCATTTCTTTGATTTTAGCTTTTAATTCTGATACTTTCATTTTCTTTTTTTCTATTTTTTCACCTGCTTCTTTACCTTTTTCATATTCGTAAGCGGCTTCACCTTCTTTTAACATGCTAACAATATCAGCAATATATTCATCTACTTCTTCAGCTGATTCCATTCCTGTGAATCTGTCCCAAGAATTTTCATCCATTTCATCAATTTCGGCTTCAATTTTTTTAGCCATTTCTTTACCGTATTTTTGTTCTAGATATTCAGGAGCGTAAAATTGACCCATGTAACCTTCTTCTAATTCTTCTTCATCCTCATCACCATATTCATTACTATAGTAATCATCATTCTCCTCATCTTCTTCAGGTTCTTGATACCAAGATTGATTAGGATCATGTTCTGCTTCTTGAGTAAAATCATGTCCACTAGGTAATGTTGCACTAACTGTTAAAGCGGGGAATTTTATTTCACCATTAGCAACAGCAGGCGCATCAAAAGCTTTTCTAATTCCTTCCTCTCTATCACCTATACCACCATTCATTTGGTCTAATAATTCATAGTAATCTTTACCACCAAATTCACCATATCCCTCATAGTTTTTTTCTAACCATTTATTACCTTTATCATCATGCATGTAAACAAAGGGGAGAGTATTTTCTTGTTCTGAGCCAATTTGTTGTCTTGTATCTTGAGTCATCCAAGAAAATTGTCCCTCAGTTAATGAACCAAAAAATGTAGATTTATTTTTTGCTATATGTTCTTTTAAATTAAATTTAGCCATAATATATGTGATAAATATGTTATTTTTTTAATTTAGTAAGAATAGCCTCAGCTAATTCTTTTTCTCTACGCTTCATATAATCTGTTTTACCTGAAGGAGTAGGGTTATATGATTTTTTAGGTTTGTCTTTTTTACTAACAGCATAATCATCTTGGGCTTGTCTACGTTTCATATAGTCAGTAGTTTCATTTACTTTAGTATATAAATCTTCATCCTTATTCCACTTCCAATCACTTGCTTTAAAGTTTTTTAATTTTTTAGCTTTTTGATATTCGGCTGATGATAGTTTAGATTGTTTTAAGTTAACTTCTTTAATTTCTTCAGCAGCACCTACAATAGCATCATAGTCTTCCATAGATAAAATACCTTTTTCTTTACCTAAAGCATTTGCTTTTTCAGTAACATCATGTAAATCCATGTCTTGAGAAGCATCTTCTCTTGAGTATTCTAACATACGAAGGAATAAAGGAATATCCATTGTAATGGTATCTACTTTATCTTCTGATTTGGCTTCATCTAAAGGTTTAGAGAAAAATTCTTTTATTTTTTGAATATCTTTCATTTCTTTTTATATAAATAGTCTGTTAATAATGAGCCAATAGCACCCACTTTCTGTCTTATAAATATCCATTCTTCTTTGGATAATTTATGTTCTTTACCATTAAATGATATACCCATAACACCAATAAAATGCTCATCTAAATCATCTATAGCAATCATATAAAAAGATTTAGTACCATAGTCACGAGCAAATACATCCAAATCATAAGTTTCAGAGTTTTCATAACTTGGAATTGCTAATTCTCCATCTTTATATAATTTAGCTAATGCTTTAGGAAATAAAGATACAGGAATTTGCTGAAATACATGCTGGATAGCGGGAGTATTAGGAGTTAGTTTTTCATAGAAAAAGGAAAATTTCTGAATTGATTTACCTGTTGGATAAAAATGGCCACCATTATGGAATTGTGCAATCCAAATTCTGTCACATTCTAATTCTTCCATTATTTGATCTAATTGTTTATCAACTAATTCATTTAAATCAATTGCTTCTTTAACAGTAGATAATTTTTCCTGTTTTTTATTTAATAAAGATTTAACCCATTCTACTAAAATGGGTCCTAATACTGCTGTTATAAAAGCTACAATTATAGTAGTTATGGCTGTTTCCATCATTTTTTAAGTGATTTAAGATATTCTAATGCTTCTTGTTTTTGTTTTAATAATTGTTCTTTACCAGAACCTTCCCATTTCTCAACATCACCGGCTTCAGTAACAAATGTGTCTTTAGAATTAATCATTTCATCAAACCAAACTTCAAAATCTTTAGTAATACCATCTAAATGGTCATTTACTACTTGTTGTTCCATTTCTTCAAATTTACCTTCTTTACGAAGTTGAAATTCATAATCTACTTGACAATTATAACAATGTCCATTGATAATAAACCATTGTTTATCTAAATGTGGTTTCATTGATTTAGAACATTTAGGACAAAATAAAGGCAATACAACACCTTGTTTTGCTGAGTCTAGTTTAGTTATGTTTTGTTTAACACCGTTTTTAATAGTCCATTGACGACCATCTTCTTCCCAAATGTCTCCTTCTTTATGGAATTCTTTTGCTTTTTGATAACCAACTCCAACAGTAGTACGTTCACCATACTTACCTTTTACAAGGTTACGTAGGCGTTCAACATCACGCTGTTTAAATTCTTTCTTTAAAACTGATTCGTTTTTCATTATTTCTTATATTCGTGTAATAAGATTTCTTTTAATTCAGACTTAGTTAATTTGCCTGTTTTCTTTAATTTTTCATATAAATCAGTTACACGATGAGGTAAATCAGCACCCATATAATCTTGAGGTGCTCTACCAGGCATCATATCTTGCGGACTAACTGGTTCTTTAGGTGCTAAAGTTAACGGGGTTGGGTCATAATCAGCATAATCAATATCTACACCAAACTTATTAGCGTACGAATCAAATTCTTCACTTGACATAAAATCAGAAACTTCATCTTCACTATTAAAAGCACCTGATTTTTGTAAGTCATTAATAAATCTTTCAAACATAGAACCTGTTTTATAATCCATAGGGAAAGATTTACCTTTATATTTAAAGAATACAGTAGCAATTCTTTTGTCTAAAGCTTCTTTTAAACCAGGTTTACCTTTTTTACCACCTGAAACTTGAAATGATAGAGATGATTTAATTTTTTTTATTAATTCATCATCAGTCATAGGAGGTTTAGGTTCTTCTTCTTTTAAAGCTACTTTTTTATCTTTACTATAGCTTTTTAATTTACCTTTACCTTTCATTTGGTTTGAGATTTTACCAGCAATAGCTGCTTCACCTTCTCCACCTATCTCTACTTTCATTTCTCCTTTTTCTTTCATAGGAATAAATTTAATAGAGGTTTCTTTATTGTTGGCTCCATCTACTACTTTGATAGTGTCAATATCTTTTTCAACAATACTTTTGTTATCATCTAAAAATTTACGTTTTTCTTTACCAAAATTAACTTTGTAATCTTTAGTTTCTTTAAACCATTTCATGATATCATCCATGATGGTTTTTAAATCCTCTTCTGAGTTTGCTACTATTCTTTTAAAGGCCATATGCTTGTAGTTTTTTAAGTGTGTCTGTTGTGTTTGTATGTAATATTCCTATTCCACCTTTTGATCTCCATTGTTCAATATTATCAGGACGATCATCAATAAGTATTCTATTTGTTCCAGAATAGTTTTGTTTTTTAGAAGCAGATGCTAAAACTAATTTAGTTCCTGGAATGTTGTTTTTAACCCATAATCTTTTTCCTAAACGTGATGATGGGGCTCTTGAAGGAGCTGATAGTAATGTTGGGTTGTATTGTTTGATGTAATTCCATAATTCTTTTCCATCAGACATCCATTTGATTCCCACCCAAAATTTTACTCCTTCAGAATCAATAATAGACCAAAACTTATCAGTACCATATTTGTTAGTATACTGTGATGGTGATAATTTTTCAGGGTTTATACTTTTAAAACGAGCATCAAAATCACATAACACTCCATCCATATCACAAAAGATTTTATATTTTTGTTCTTTTGTTTCTGTTTCTTGTTCTTTAATCTGTTTATACAGATCTGTTAACTTTAATTTATACATTTTTTATTTTATCCTCCCAATTGCGTAACATCATGTTACCTTTTAAATAAGCTTCTTTTTCTAATTCTACTAAATGATCATCTTCATTAGTATTAGTTGTTGTTACTTTTCCTAAAGTACCATTAAGGTTTTGTTCATGATGAACCATTTCATGGGCGAATGAACGTAAAACATCTTTTGGGTGTCTACCGTATGTGTATAAGGTAATTGATTTTTCTTGCGGATTATAATACGCTGTTTTACCCAAAAGATCGGATGCGTTTTCTTTATCATCCTTTATAACCTTAATTTTAGGCAATGGTTTAATGTTCATTCCATTGTCTTTCATAAATACAGATAAAGATAAGAAATCTTTTGTAGGATTCCAATCTTTTGTTAAATCTCTTCCAACCTCTTCTCCAATATGTTTTGCTAATTCATTTAAACCAAATGGATCAGATATTGATTTTTTAGGTATTACTGTTTCTTTTACAGTGTTAGGTAAAATAGCTGTTATAAAATCTCCTGATTGTTTAAATTTTACACCAGGTATAGCTTTAGAAATAAATGCTCTATATAAATTATCTCTTTGAGTACCAAAATTTTCTTCACTTGATTTTTTAGAAGGAGAATAAATAATAGCTTGAGCTTTAAATTTTTTAATATATTTTTTAATTATATCTACTATAGTAGACATTACTCTATACATTTCACCTTTATTAACTACTATTTTAGCGGATGAACCTTCAGCACCTTTGGGTTTAGCTGTAAATTCAATTTCTAAAGCAGGAACTGAATCTATTTGCCCTGGAGGGAAATAAACTGTTGTTTTAATATCCACATCATATTGGGTTTCACTGTCTGTTATAAAACGAGTGTAAGTATAATAACCCTCCGCATCTGTTTCTTCCCATTTATAGGGTTTAAGATTTGCTTCACCTACTTCAATTATTTCTTCTTCCTCTTCCTTAACAATTGGTTTTAATATATTCCATATTTGGTCTTGTTCTTTAGGATCAATATTTGGAATTAAATGAAGAAATTGTTCTTTATTATCTGATTTAATTGATGCTCTGGTTTTTGTCCCACTAACACCACCAGCTGTAGTAATTACTTTTACTTCAATGTTAGGATATTTTTCAATAGATTTAGTTCTGTTTTCAATATCTTTTAAATCTTCTTCATCACCTTCACGAGCACCTAAAATCCAATAAACTTTTTCTTCAGGATGTTCTTTAGCATATCCTAAAACTGATTTAACAGGAGCTATAGAAGGTTCAACTTCAATTTTATCTGAAAGGTATTTTTTATAGATGTTCCATATTTGAATAGATTCTTCTTGGGTAATACCATCTCTAACTCCACCACCTACAAATATTTTTAACTCATCTATTTCAGGAAAATCTTTTAAGGTTTTTTCAACTACATTAAAATGACCTTTGGTAGGAGGCTTAAACCCACCACCGTAAATAGCTACTGTTATTGGTTCGTCTAACAGTTCTTGTAATAAAGATTCTGTTACTTCAGACATTATTTTAATTTCATTATTTTTTCTTTAGCAACTTTTTTCTTTTCCTCAATCTCTTTTTTAGCGGAACGGAAATCATTCATAGCAGATTCCATTTCTTTAAGATTATCTTGATAAGCTTTAATTGCTTCTGTAGCTGCTCTACGAGCATCAGATTTTTGTTTGTAAATACCTAACACATCTTTTTCATTTAAACCACCTCTAACTTGATTAGCAAAATACAATACAGTTGACTCAAATACAAGATCTTCAACTTTATCTTCTTTTGTTTTAGGTTTTTCAGCTACAAAGAATTTACCAATTTCATCTATCATATTGACAGTTTCTTCTTCAATTGGTTTAAGTACTTCATTTTCTTCTATTTCGTTCAATAAGTCTAATAATTTTTTCATTTATTTATAAAATTAGTAATTTTTGTTTTTGCTTGTTCTTCAGTATCAAACTCAGGTTGGGTTTTAAGAGCTTGTTTGATGTCTGAATATATTTGGTCTGATTCGGCTTTAGATTTAGCTTTTTCTTCAGGTGATTTTTCTTTACCTACTTGGCCTAACGGTTCAATAAAGGTTTTATAAATATAATCTTCATTGAATTCTTTGTTAGCATTTTCAGGATCTAAATTTAATAATATAAAATTATTTCCAAATGCTTGTTTATATACGTCTATATTTTTATTTACATCACGCCAAGAACGAATTATAATACTCGGCAGCAAGGATCTGTCTCGTTGTTTATTACGTTCTAATGAGGTAATAGGCGATACATAAGTCATTATCATGGCTGTATCATAACCTAATGCTTCTAAATCTTGTTTTTTCTTAAGTAATGTTTTAGAAGAACCTCCTACACTATCAATTAAAATATTGTTAGCATTTGCTAGTGCTTCTTTATATTTAATGTCTGTGGCTTTTCTTGCTTGACCCATCAATTCACCTGCCTTTTTTAATTCATCAGGTGACATTTTAGCTAACTTCATTCCAATACCTGAAGTTTTTAATAATTCTTCATAAGTATCATCTACGTTAATGGTTTTAAAATTTGAAGGAACTAATTTAGAAGATACAGTTGATTTTCCTGACCCTGCTGGACCAGCCATAAAAATTGCTTTAGGCTTACCTTCAATTTCTTTTAATAAGGAGATCAGTCCAATCATGGAAATAATTTGTCATAAATATATGAAAAACAAACTAGGATTCCAAATCTCTCTTTATTATAGTCTTGAATTCAGTGAATGTAGGTGCTTCTTGTGGGTTTTCTATATCGAATAAACGTTTAACCATTTTAAAAATTTCAATATTTTCATCTTGAGTACGTTCAGGTAAAACTACTTCCCATCCTTTACCACTCATTTTTTCTACATTTAATCTACGTTTAGAAGATTTTAACCATAAAATACCATAGTTATCTACATCAACTCCATAACATTCTTTGTAACAATATCCATAAACTGCTGTTTGTAATGGGTAAGTGTTATGCATCATGTTAGAAGTTTTTACATCTAATAACCAAATTTTACCATCAATTCTACAAATCAAATCACAAGTACCTGCTACTTTTAGTTCATCTGAAAATAAGTGTACTTCGGTTTCAATTAACTCAGGTTTATATGTTTCCCAAAACTCAACAAAACGTAAAAACATTTGCCAGATGTCTGTATCATATTTTGGGTTATCAAATTTATCTAAAAATCTTATTTCTTCTCCATTAAGGTATTTTTCAACTAATTCATGAACTTTAGTTCCATCTTCAGCTGCTTTTTTAACAATATAGTCAGCAGAACGACCCATGTTTTTTAACCAATCTTCAAATTGTTTTCCTTTAGGATAATAACCTAAAACATAAGTTATTGAAGGATAGTAAGCACCATTTCTTCTATAATAACGTGCGTCTGGTAAAGTTACTTGTTTGTGGTCATCAGATATTTCTAATATTCGATTGTAGGTGTGTTTAATTTTGGTCATAAGAAAAGTTTTTTTTCAAGTAAGCCTGAAAGTGTTAGAGGATAAGTTGAGGTGATTGTGTCTATAAATTGAGTGAAACCCATTTCACTTGGGTCTTTATCTTGCATATCTACTAGATATACTTCTTTACCTTCATTCATTAATTGCTCACAGAAGGATAAAGCTTGTTTTTGAGCATCCCTATCAAGGGCTATATATATTCTATCTACAGAAGATTTAACAATCTTCCTCATCAGTTTTGATTGTATATTTTTACCTAATAACGGAATTACATTACGTTTAATGGCGATGGCGTCAAATGGTCCCTCACATAATATAAACGGTAAATCCCAGTTTATAAATAATTCAAATGGTATAATGTCGCGTGACACTGATGGGTTTTTATATTTTACTTTAACATCTTTTTCAAATGAACGACCTGTAAAATAATTTAATACTCCGTTTTCATCATATGAAGGAATAATAACCATATTTTTATATGGTCCTGATTCACAATAACCAATATTATATTTAAGTATATCTTCCTCAGTTATATTTCTAGATTTAATATAAGTTAAAGCATGTCTACCAATAATATCTGATTTCTGAATATTAATTAATTGTTTAAATTCTTTAGGTAATTCAAGTTTTTCTGTAATTACTGTTTCTCTATCTGCTGTTTCTGTCTTAACAATAGACCTTAACTCTAGTAACGCCTCAGAAGATGCTTTAACTTGCTTAAATAATTGATGTATTTTTTTACCACGTTTATCACACACCCAACAATGCCAAGGGTTTTCACCCTTTTTATTCTCAGTCATGTTAACCTCTAACTTTGGTTTATGGTGATTACAAAATGGACAATGGTAGGCAAAATTGCCTTTTGATGTCTGTTTACCAGTACCTAACACAGAGTTAACTAAAGCAATCAATGGTTGATTGAGCATAACCTTAAGGTAA